TTATGAACTTTACATTTAATCCTGTTACTAAGAAACTAATCCTAGTTCGTAAAATGCCATATCAAGGTGCCAACCCTCCCCTAGATCAACAAGAGTCCGTTCTACTCTGGTGCTTTAATACCAAACCGGATCAAATGATCTTCAATGATACACAGGCTTTTCCGTGGGTACAGGAGTATGCGTATAACTTCTGTAAAATGATCCTGGGCGAAGCACGTGAGAAATTTAGCCAAATTGCTGGGCCACAGGGTGGTAGTACGTTAAATGGTACAGCACTTAAATCTGAAGGTAAAGAAGGTATGCAACAGTTAGATGAAGAACTTAAACAGTATGTTGATGGAAGTCAACCGCTCACATGGTTGATGGGTTAATCCTAAATCGTTGACAATACTCAGAAAGTATGTAATAATGCTCCTATAACATGGAGCATTTTTTATGATCATCGGTATATGTGGTTTTATTGGTTCGGGCAAGGATACTGTCGCGGATTATCTCGTGAATTTCTACGAATTTCGCAGAGATTCATTTGCTAGCACACTTAAAGACGCTGTAGCTGCGGTATTTGGGTGGGACAGAGAACTCTTAGAAGGTCGCACCAAAGAAGCCCGTGAGTGGCGTGAACAAGTAGATCCGTGGTGGTCTAAACGCTTAGACATGCCCGATCTTACTCCACGTTGGGTATTACAGTATTGGGGTACAGAAGTTGCTCGTAGAGCATTTCACGATGACGTCTGGATCGCTAGCCTAGAGCATAAACTACAGGCGTCGGGCGACAACATTGTTATTAGCGATTGCCGCTTTCCTAACGAGATCAAATCAATTAAAAACACAGGCGGCAAGGTTATTTGGGTACAACGCGGCGAACTACCTGAGTGGTATAGTTGTGCCTTGTTAGATAATAAGAGTACAGGTAAACACAGCACCGCAGATAAAGAAAAGAAACAAATAGGTATGAAATATCAGTATCCTGCGGTCCATGCTAGCGAGTGGGCCTGGATTGGTACTGAATTTGACTACGAAATTGACAACAACGGCTCTATAGACGACCTATACAACCAAATCAAAAATCTGGTACAATCTTAGCCGGCTTCCATGCTACTTTAGATCCAACTAGTTCTATCCTGCAATTGGCACATACTGTTTTTAAGTTGTGCCAATTGTTGTTTTTAAGGTTTCCGTCTACGTGGTAAACAAATAACTGTTTAGGTAGTTTTGCTCGGAATCCACAAACTTCACAGCTTACGGGTTTCTTGTAACCTGATTTAACCCAAGCTGGCGGTTGCGGCTTTAATCTTCGACTCTTTCGTAAACAACTAGCACACTGATTCCGATAATGGTGTATACCGTCACGTATATAATTAACCGCAACTAGATTTTCTAAACAGGCAGGGCACAGATCACGCTCAAGCATTGTGTATTTATGGCATAATAAATGCACAAACCTTTTAAAGGCACCTGTAACCGACTAAAATTTCAACCATTCCGATAAATAACTTTAACATGTAATATAAAGGAATATAACCATGGCACTAGTATCCCCAGGAATCTCGATTTCCATCAATGACCAGAGTCAGTACGTAAATTCAAACGTAGGCTCTGTACCACTAGTTGTTTTAGCAACAGCACAAGATAAAACCTATAACGGTGCACCTGCAGCAGGTACATCTAAAGCCAATGCAGGCAAACTATTAAGTTTTAGTAGCCAACGTGATTTAATCACACAAATGGGTACACCAACGTTCCAGTTAAGTAGTGCTGGTACACCTGTTAATGGTAGCGAAATTAATGAATACGGCTTATTAGCTGCTTATTCGGCACTAGGGTTGAGTAATCGTCTATATGCCATTCGTGCAGACATTGATTTAAATCATTTAATTGGTACTGGTGTCCGTCCATTGGGTTCGCCAGCAAACGGCACATACTGGTTAGATACCAGTAGTACAGCTTGGGGAATTAGTGTATTAAATCAATCAACTAATACATTCAGTACAGTTACCCCACTAATTATTAAAGATTCAGCTCAAGTAAGTAATCAATCTATTACAAATCCATATAACGGGTTTGAGACTGATAATGTACCGACTCCTATTGATTCAATTGGTGCTATTGGTAGCTATGCATTAGTATTTGTAAATGAAGATGGCACTACTGCTAGCCTTATTCGTTTGTTCTACAAAAAAGGTGCCAATTCGTATCAAGGTCTTGTGCCAAGTAATACTTGGGTAGAAGTAGGCAGCCCAGATTGGCAAGCATCATTACCGGCACTAACAGGAACAAATCCTAATCCTGTTATTCCAACTAATAGTAAACTTGTTATTAACGGTGTTGAAGTTACTAGCGATGGTACTGTAACTACACTTGGTGGTGCAAACGGTTTAGTTGCTAACATTAATAATTCTAATATTCCTGGCGTGTTTGCTAATGTATCGTCATCGGGTTATTTACAATTATTTGTAACTAGTGCTTCTGCAGGTTATACAGGCGTAGGATATTCTATAGATAATATTCATCCAGTTAACGGCCAATTAGTTATCACCGACTCAGACCACAGTCCTCTACACTTAGCCGGATTAGTAACAGCAAGTAGTTTAGGAACAAACACAGCATATTGTCCAACTTTGTTTTATAGTGATTATTCAAAATCACCAAATACTACCGGTTGGTATACATACCCTGGATCAGTTGGTCGTCCAACCGGTAGTATTTGGTGGAAACAAGGCGCAATCGGCGGAGGATTTTCTCCGGTGTTTTCGCAATATAATGCTAATTTAGATCAGTTTAAGGTTTTATCAGTTGGCTTCTACCAAAATTTTGCAGAGGCAATTTATAAGTTAGACCCAACCGGTGGCGGTACTAATATTCCGCATGGTACCGTAATTTCTACATATGGTGTACCTGATGCTACATATAACTCTCTAAGATATTATGCTCAAGCAACTGGTACACAAACAGTTGCAACCAGTGGAACACCAGGCACATTTACCAATAACGATACCTTTACTATCAAGGCCACAGCCCCTGGTTCTAATTCTTTTACTTCGTATACTTGTACATTAAAAGGTACAGCGGCAATAGATTTTGTTAATGCGGTATTAGTTGGAGATCCAGTAAAAGGACCAATTCCATATGTTACAGCACAAATAAATAGCTCGGGTACTATTAGTATTATTCATGCCACTGGCGGAAATATACAATTACAAAATGTTGTTGGTACTCCATTAACCGATGCAGGTTTTATATCTGGCCAAGGTACCGGATTCTTCGTAGGGGCAACAACTGGCTACGTTTATGCTTATTTGTGGAAAGATATCACTAGTAGTATTAATTACCAAGGATCTCAACCATATTCTGCTCCAAGCACTGGTACATTATGGTATAACAGTAATCCTGCCGAGATTGATATTATGATCAATGAGGGCAGCAGCTGGAAAGGCTACAGAAATGTTAGTCTTGATACACGCGGTTTTGTATTGACAGCTACCGATCCGATGGGAGTTATCGTTACACCGGGTACACCACCTACAAGCCAATCAACTGGGTCTAGTTTAGTACCCGGCGATTTATGGTTAGATAGTAGTGATTTAGAAAATTATCCTGCACTATATCGTTGCACTAAAGTTGTTGCAGGAACTCCAACCTGGACAGCCATTGATAACACCGATCATATCACACAAAACGGTATTATTTTTGCTGATGCACGTTGGGACGGAGATGCAAACTCGTCAACTGGTGGTAAAACAGACATTATCTCAGATGCATTGCCATCAATTGAAACATTGTTAACTAGCGATTATATTGACTTAGACGCTCCTGACCGCAACTTGTATCCACGCGGTACATTATTATTTAATATGCGTCGCAGCGGGTATAATGTTAAGAAATTTGTTCCTAACTACTTTAACAGTACAAGTTTCCCAAATGCTAATACCACAGTAAATGGTAGCATTGGTCATATTCCGCAAGTTCAAGATGCTTGGGTAACAGCCAGTGGATTAGATAACAACGGAGTTATGTATGCTGGCAGCCACGCACAGAGAGCATTAATTGTTTCTGCTATGCAAAGTGCCATCGATAGTAACTTAGATATTCTAAGTCCAAACTATCAATTTAACTTAATTGTTGCTCCTAATTATCCAGAGTTAATTCCTAATATGTTAACCCTAAACGATAACCGCGGCGACACAGCATTTGTTATTGGTGATACCCCAATGGATCTATCTCCAAATACAATTGAAATTACCGATTGGATTAATAACACTAACGGTAACGGTTTACCAACAGATGCAAGTGCAAGTCCATACTTGGCATTATATTACCCAGCCGGTCGCACAAACGACTTAGCAGGTAATACGATTGTAGTTCCGGCTAGTTACGCAGTATTACGTACATTCTTGTACAGCGATAACGTAAGCTACCCATGGTTTGCCCCAGCAGGGTTAAACCGTGGCCGCGTAACTAACCTGTCAGATGTTGGCTATATTAATAAAACAACTGGCGGGTTTGTCCACAATAGTATTAGCCAAGGAATGCGAGATGCATTGTTTACACTAGGTATCAATCCAATTACACAATTACCAGGTTCTGGTCTAGTTGTATTTGGTCAATTGACACGCAGTGGCGACACAACAGCACGTAATCGTGTAAATGTAGTACGTTTAGAAAACTACTTACGTACAATCTTTACAAGCGTAAGTAACGGTTACTTGTTTGAACCAAACGATGGCGTAACACGTAAGAGTATTGCTACACAAATTGAAGGTGCACTTAATAATGTACTAGCACACCGCGGTCTATATGACTTCTTGGTAATTTGTGATACAAGCAATAATACACCTGCTACAATTAGTAACAATCAGTTGTATGTGGATATTGCCATTGAACCAGAGCGCGATGTAGAGTTTATTTACATTCCTATTGCAATTTACAATCCTGGTTCAATTGCTCAGCTTAATACAACATCAACCTAATAGATAAATAAGAGTAACAGGAGAATAATATGCCAGTAGCAAGTTTAAGTAATTTTACAGTACCATTAAATAACAACCAAAGTGCAACAACACAAGGTTTGTTAATGCCAAAACTAAAGTATCGCTTCCGCGTTACATTTGTTAACTTTGGTGTAAGTACTCCGACTACAGAATTAACTAAACAAGTAGTTGATATTAAACGTCCAAACGTAAATTTCAACCCAATTACCATTGATGTTTATAATAGTAAGATTTTCTTACAAGGTAAACCAGAATGGCAAGAAACAACAATTAACTTACGCGATGACAGCACTGGTGCTGTTAGTAAATTGGTTGGCGAGCAAGTTCAGAAGCAATACGACTTCTTAGAACAAGCAAGTGCTCCAGCCGGTGTTGATTACAAATTCCAACTACTGTTTGAAATGTTAGACGGTGGCAACGGTGCTACAACTGTTAACGTTCTTGAATCCTGGGAACTAGATGGTTGTTTCTTAAGCTCAGTTGATTGGGGCGACATGAACTACGGTACCAACGATGCTGTACAAATTGCACTAAATGTCAAGTTTGATAATGCAGTTCAAACTCGAGGCGGCGGTGTTGGTACAACAGTAATTAGCCAGACTTTAGTGCCTGGCGGTGGTGGACAAGCAACTGGTTAATAATTATTCTTATTAATAACAAACCCGGAGTTAAAACCCGGGTTTTTTATTGGCCATAAATACTAGTATGAATCAAAATAATACTATACTCAGAGATTATAACCATGCTGCAAAAGTCTTTGGTACAAAGACTAAAACGATTGCAGGAATTGGTACCGATTTTAAAAATTATCGGTTAAGTCCCAAGTATGGATTCTTATTTTATGTTGAATTTGATTTCAACCCAATGATTAGTAATGTAAGTAATAATTCTGCTCAAGAAATGGGCATGGTGGTTAAAAGTGTTAGCTTACCTAAATTTACAATTGATACTAAAGTACATAATGCGTATAATCGTAAAAATATAGTACAAAATTCAATCAAGTACGATCCTATTAATATTGTATTTCATGACGATCAAGCAGACAATGTAAGAAACTTTTGGTATGATTACTATAGTTTCTTCTATCGCGACAGTGATTATGCTGACGCTAGTTACAATATAATTCACAAGTACCAGGAGCGTCCAAGTTTTGAATGGGGCTATAGCCCAAGACCAACCAGTGGGTATAACTCTGCGGTAGCTTATCAGGACTATCAATATATTCAAGCAATTAGAATTTATAGTCTATATCAACAACATTTTGATGAATACGAATTAATTAATCCTGTTATTACTAGCTTCAAACACGGCGAACATGTTAATGGTCAAAACGAATTATTAGAACATCAAATGGGTATTCAGTTTGAAACTGTAAAATATCAAACTGGGTTAGTGACAGAAAATACTGCTGGCGGATTTATACGTTTAAATTATGACACTACGCCTAGTCCAAATAATTATCCAACAGGAAATACTCCGGGATATGAAACAAACAACGATACCATAGTAGACTTAGCTAGTCAGAATTTAAATACCGCCGGCGGGCAAGTAGTACCTCAACCCAATGCGTCGGCGTTGAGTCCGGCATTTGCATTTGGTACCACTGCTGGACTTATTACAGCACTGAGTAGTGCCGCTGGAACTAATGCTGGTGGATTTGCATTACCAGCGTTAGGAAGTTTAACGTCCGGTGTTAGTAGCTCAGCAATACTAGGACAACAACTAAGAGCCGCTACTGTAAGTTTAGCAGGTAGTGCTGCTAATACATTAGCCGGAGGAGTTATTGGTGGAATTGCAAAAGGACTTGGTCCACAAGGAACACAAATTGTCAGCCTGGCAGCACAGGCCATTGCTAATCCTACCGCAGCGTTAGCCACTGTAGAGAATATGGCTATTAAATTTGCCATGGGTGCAGTTAATCAAAGTATCAATACTCTTGCAACCAGGGTAGGTAATGAAATTGCTGGCGGAGTTCAAACATATATTACAGGTCCAGTTAGTACTGCATTTGGTGAAGCACAAACATACATTACTGGACAATTAAACTATGCTCAAGCGGCATTCAATGCTCCTAGTGCAGAAACATTAGCAGCATCACAACAATCGCTGGGAATATCGGCTGATATTCCTATTACTGGTGAATTCTCAGGCTCGTTAGAATTTTAATATTATGTCTAATCAAATTACTACAGCAACCAATATACAGGCCCCTAACTTATCGGGCACACAAAATAATGCCAGCAAGTATTTTAATAATTTCTTTGCTGGAGATTTTAGTATTGGTTCTGCTAATGATGCTATTACAGCATACTTTGAAAACTATACAGGTAATAAATCTAGAGGACAAAGTTTAGCAGCAACAGTAATTTATACAGCACAAGCACAGAATTTAGACCCAATGGTAGTACTTGGGGAATTTCAAAAATTAACTACAGGCGAACTTAATAACTACCTGGCAGCATTTTTAAATTTTAACCGAGTACCTACTAGTCAAATTGGTATTAAGACCACAACCAATACCAGCACTTATATTACACGAAGTATACTTCCATAATGGCAAAATACGCCCAAGGCAAATTTCAATTAGTCAATCCGCAAAAATATGTAGGTAACAAAACGCCAACTTATCGATCAAGTTGGGAATTTACCTTTATGACTTTTTGTGATAACAATCCTAGTGTGCTACAATGGGCTAGTGAAGCGGTACATATCAACTACCGTAATCCTTTAACTGGTAAAAACACTATCTACGTACCAGATTTCCTTATTACCTACAGTGATGCTGGTGGGCGCCAACACGCGGAATTAATTGAAATTAAGCCTTTAAAAGAAACTACTCTTGAAAGTGCTGGCAAGAATCCACGTAATCAAGCAGCCGCTATTCTCAATATGGCCAAATGGGAGGCCGCCCGAGCGTGGTGTCGTTCTCATAACTTAACATTCCGTGTTATAACTGAAAACGATATTTTCCATATGGGCGGGAAGTAATACCAATAAATAATGGTATGACTCGCAAATTAGAAGACCTGTTTAACTTACCCACCACAGATGCTACTCCCGAAGAGAGTCAGCACGTTATTGAAGAAAATCGCGACCTTATCACCGAAGTTGATCTAGCAATAGACAAGATTGATATAGCATTACCCACAGTCCGCGACTTAGAAACTGGCGACACCGAACTGGATGAACTAGCTAAACTAGCACAAGACAAAGCCGAGGATTTAATAGATTTAGGCATGAATGTAGAGCCACGTTTTAGCGGTGTTATTCTACAAACTGCCGGTGTAATGCTAGGACATGCTATTACAGCTAAAACTGCCAAGTTAGATAAGAAGCTTAAAATGGTACAGCTACAATTGGCCAAAGCTAAACTAGATTACCAAATTGAAAAAGATAACAAGAACCGAGACCCTGCTGAAGAAGCAATTGAGGGACAAGGTATGGTATTAGACCGTAATGAATTACTTAAAACCATACTTGCCAACAAGGGCAAATAACCCAACTTGTATAAATATACAATAATAGGAATATAATGATGAAACCGTTTCAATCATACATTTTTGAATTAAACAAGCCATACGAATTTCGTATTAAAATGGCCACAATTAACCCTTCGACAGTTATGGAGCAAATTAAAAATGCTCTAGACACTTGGCAATTAGAAAGTGTTAGTGCTGTTAAGAGTATGCCAATTCAAGAACACCGCGAATTCCCACAATGGGGTCCTTGCGAGTGTTGGACATTTGATGTAAAAGTTGCATACCCATGCAACGCTGTACAGATACGCCAAACAATCAAAGAACGTGCTCAATTAAATCCAGACTGGATTTGTGTACGTACTCTAGGTGAAGCAGTTGATACAGACGAAGCAGAAGCTTACGGCAAAGATCACGAAGGTGCTTTACTAGACGAAACAGAATTAAAAGACGCTCCGGGCGCCCAAGAACTAGTAGGCCAAGTACGTATCGGCAGTTTGCTAAAAGAATTAGAGTCACGTCAATTTGAAATTGCTGGCACAGACAAGACCGACGGTGACAAGGTAGTAATAACAGGCAAAACAACAAACGACTTACCACAGGGAAATATTGATCCAGTGGGTAGTAAACAAAACAAGATTTATCGCAAACCAAAAGGCAATTAAAATGAGCAAGAATTTTCCACACGACAATATCTATAGCATTCTAGGCAAACTAGATGCTCTAAAGCCAACACCAGCAGAAGAACGTTTTGCTCTGGTCAAAGAAATCCGCGAAAGTGTGGAAGCTCAAGGGTCGGTACTAGAAGGTGTTAGTGCCGTTGAAGCTAAGTTAGCTCGTCAGTTTGCTGAAAGTGATTTTAGCAAAATGAGTGCCGCTATTCAAAAGACAGGTAAGAGCAAAGCGTCAGCCGATGCTATTACTGCCGCTGCCGGCCGTGAGAAACTTGGACAAAAAGAAATGACACGTCGTAGTGTCGCTGGTCGCAAAGATGAATCATACAATCCGGTTAAGGCTGTTAAACAATGCGCCAAAGACTATATGGAAATGAATGGTATTCATAGTGTTCATGACTTAGAAGCAGAAGATATTGAATCAATTGGTGGCGACTGCCAGATGAACTATCAAGATGTATGTGAGATCCTCGGTTGCAACTTACCGGACAGTTTAGGTCCAGTTAAATCATATGATGAACATGGCGACATGGAAGAATGCACCGGTTGTGCAATGGGCGAATGCTCTGTACACGGTATGGCAGAAGGTGAAATTACACGTAAGCCAGGTGTTACCAAACATACTAAAACAGACTATCCCGGATACCCAAC